TCGACGTACGAGCGGGGAGGGTAGCCCGTGGCAGACAAGATCGGCGAGGTAGTCGTAGAGGTCGGCGCTGACGCGCGCGACTTCCGGGGCGACGCTGAGCGGGGCATCGAGAAGAGCCTCAAGAAGATCGGCAAGCGGATCGAGCGCGCCGCCGAGAAGTGGGCGCGCGAGATGCGCGACTCCGTCAAGGACGCCCTCGACGGGCTGAAGCTCCAGGTCAACGCCAAGATCGACCCCAAGGACCTCAAGCGCATTGAGGCGGCCATCAAGCAGACTAAGGCCTCCCCGAGGGTAGAGCTCTCCAAGAAGGAAATCGAGGAGATCAAGCGGAAGCTGCGCGAGGAGGGCTGGCGTGCGCCTGTCAAGCCTACCGTCGACAAGAACGCTGCTGCCAAGCTCAGGCGCGAGCTGGATGAGATGCGGGCCGCCGTCAAGGCTCGCGTGGACCTTGACGAGGCATCCCGTAAGCGAGCCCTGGAGGCGATCAAGAAGACTGAGGCCGAGATAGGCGCCAAGGTCGACCTAAAGGGTAAAGACGTTGCAGCTCTAAAGGAGAAGATCGCCGGAATTAAGTCCGGGGTCAAGGTGGACGCCTCCCTGGAGAAGGCTACCCAGCGCAAGCTCAAGGAGCAGATTTCCGAGCTCGACGCGAAGCTCAAGGCCGATGCTGAACTGGACCCCGCTTCCCGCAAGAAGATCCAGGAGGAGCTGAAGAGGCTCGGAGGTGACATCGAGGCCAGCGCCCACCTGTCCGAGGCGTCCAAGCGCAGGCTGAAGCGCGAGCTCGACAAGCTGGACGGCAAGGCGACCGTCAACGCCGACCTGGACGACGGCAAGGCCCGCTTCGACCTGAAGCGGCTGACTGCCAAGCCCTACTTCGTGGACATCCACGCCCGCCTGGCCACGGCCTCGGTGGCTAAGGTCGCCGCGCAGCTCAAGGCCCTGGCCGGCGGCAACATCTTCAGCAACCTGAAGAACAGCCTCAACGACGTCTTCACCAACCTGGACACCTTCGCCGTCAAGGCCGCCACCGCCGGTACCGCGATCCTGGGACTGACCTCCATCGCCGGCGCCGGCCTAGGCAACATCGCCCAGCTCGGTCTAGCCGTCGCCCATACCCTGCCAGCCCTGCTCGCCATGCCAGGCATCCTAGGCACGGCCGCCGCCGGGATCGGCATCTTCGCGGCGGCGATGAAGGACGCCTCGACCGTACTGGCCGACCTGGGGCCCCGGTTCTCCGCCCTCCAGCAAGACATCTCCGCCGCGTACTGGGGCGAGGCGGCTGACGCTATCCGTGGGTTCGCCAACAACGCCCTCGACGCTCTGGGTCCGTCCATCTCCAACGTCGCCACCCAGCTGGGCCGGATGTCGGCGGCGGTCGCCAGTGCCGCCCAGGACCACCTCCCCGGCTTCCGGGCCTCCCTGAACTACCTGGCCCAGGCCCTCGACATCGGCGGGGACGGCGCCGGAGCGTTCACCGACGCCCTGCTGACCCTGGGCGAGACCGGGGCTAAGTACCTCCCGTCCATCGCCTCATGGGCGAACGACGTCGCCTACAGCTTCCAGAACTGGGTGCAGGCCAAGACCGCGTCCGGGGAGATGGACGCTGCGATCCAGGCGGCCGCCAAGACCTTCGGGACCCTGAAGGACATCGTCTTCGACCTGGGAGGCATCCTGGGCGGGGTCTTCAAGGCCATGGCCGCCGGCTCGGCCCCCATCGACTCCATCGCCGCGGCCCTGGACAGGGCCAACCAGGCCGTTAACGGTCCGCTGTGGCAGGGGACCCTGACCTCCATCTTCAGCGCGATGGGGGATGCCGCCTCCCACGCCTTCGCCGGCGTCGGCTCCCTCGGGCAGGCCTTCGTGTCCCTGGGCCCGACCCTATCCACGATCCTGCCCCTGGTCGGGCAGATCATTGAAACGGGGCTCAAGGGCATCTCCCTGGCTCTTCAGGACCCCGCCTTCCAGGGCGGGCTGGTGGCCTTCTTCCAAGGCGTCCTGACGGCCGTGCAGGCTCTCGCGCCGGCCATGCCCGCCCTCGGGCAGGCCTTCGGCGCCATCGCCACCGTCATGGGGCAGCTGCTCGCCGCAGTGGCCCCGCTCGTGGCTCAGCTGGTCGAGGGGCTGGCCCCGGTCTTTCAGCAGATGGTGCCGATCCTGACGCCCATCATCGAGCAGCTGGGGGCCGCCCTCCTTCCGATCATCCAGGCCCTCATACCGGTCATCCAGGAGCTCATCGTCCAGCTTGGGCCGATCGTCGCCGAGCTGCTTCCGCAGATCCTCCCTCACATCGTGACGATTGTTCAGGTCCTCTCCGCTGCCCTGATCCCCGTGATTCAGGCGGTGGGGGCGACCATGCAGGTCGCTATCCCTGTCGTCGTCGGAGCCTGGCAGGTCATCTCTGGAGCCGTCACGACCGCCGTCAACCTCATCCGCGGTGTCGTGAACACGGTGATGGGTCTCCTCAGCGGAGACTGGTCGAGGGCCTGGAACGGTATCAGCCAGGTCGGGCAGGTCGTATGGAACATCATCCAGACGTCGTTCCTCTCGTTCATGAACCTCCTGAGGATCTCTGCCCAGACCTCCATGAACTTCATGTCCTCCATCATCAGCGGGGCCTGGAACTCCATCTCCTCCATCTTCAACTCCGGGATCTCCACCGCCCGGAGCATCATCAGCGCGGGCTGGAACTTCATCACCAGCCACACCTCCTCGGCCTGGAACAGCATCGAGAGCCTCGTATCCTCCGCCATCGAGGGGGTGAAGAACTTCATCAGCTCGGGGTGGAACGCAGCCAAGAGCTTCACCTCAGATGCCTGGAACGCCATGCGCTCAGCGGTGTCGGCGGGGGTCAGCGGGGTCATCAGCTTCGTCAGCTCGCTGCCTGGCAGGATCCAGGGCATTTTCTCTGGTGCGGGGTCCTGGCTGATCTCGGCCGGTCGCGACATCATCAACGGGCTCATTGACGGCATCCAGTCAATGTTCTCCTCAGTGCAGTCAAGCCTGTCGTCCCTGACGAGCCTGCTGCCGTCCTGGAAGGGTCCTGCCCCCGTCGACAAGGTCCTCCTCACCCCTGCCGGTGAGATGATCATGCAGGGCCTCATCAAGGGCCTGGAGAGCCAGTACGGGGCCGTCCGGGACTCTCTGCGAGGTCTCACCGAGGACCTGACCAAGCCTGCCACGATCGGGCTCAGCGCCGACGTGCAGCCTCTCCCCGCCCGGGCCTCGGCCGGCCGCCCTAACCCGGCCCCGGAGTCCTCCGGATCGTTTGATAAGGAAAGCCGATCAGGGGCTACAATCAACATCACCAACAACTATCCGCAGGCCAAGCCGGATTCCCAGACTCGCGACGAGGTCGCCGAGGGGCTGCGTCTGGCCGCGATCATCTGAGGAGGGTCACCCACCCATGGCCATCTACTCACTGGACGGCGTCGATCTGGACGATGAGCGCCAGCGCTGGGTGCTAGCCGAGGGGACGACTCTGTCGACCCGCGGCGAGCCCTGGACCACCTCTGTGAGCGTCCCCGGCCGGTTCGGAATCCTGCTGTCCGCTGCCGCCGTCCTGAAGCCGGCCACCGTCGCCCTGAAGTTCTCCGTGTTCTCCTGGACCGATGGGCGCAACGGCAATCGCTGCAAGGAGGGCCTTGAGGTCCTGGAGCGCAACTATCAGGACCTGTCGCGGCGCCTGTACGCCTTCGGGCGTCTCCAGACGCTTCGGTACACGCCCAAGGGGGCTCCGGTCCGGGAGGCTCAGGTCCGCCTCAAGTCCTCGCTGGACCCGAGCTTCAACCCGCACTCGGAGATTATCTCGTTCACGGTCACCTACGAGATCGTCTCTGGCCTGTGGCGCGGTACTGAGGACATCGTCGCCCCGCTGAACGACCTGTCGAGGTTCAACGGCTGCGTTATGCCTATCCCGGACGGGAGGCTCCTCCTTGAGCCGACGGCAGGCACCTGCACCGTGAAGGACAACGTCTCCGGCTCCTCGTTCACCTTCACAGGCACCCTAAACGGCGGGGAGAGGCTGCTGGTCGACGTCGCCGGCTACCGTGCCTGGAAGAACCCTGGAGACGGGTGGGACGCTCAGCCCGGTGCCCGACCGGCGGATGGCGAGATCTCCATGAGCCCTGGAGGATTCAGACCCACGCCCGACGCTGATGGCCGTATCTCCATGACGCTGACCGGGACATCCGGAAGCTTCCGCGGAAGGACGGCCTACTGATGCCGCGCAATCCCGCGTTTCCAAAGGGCCTGGCCATGCGCTACGTCGCCTACGAGCAGGCCGGGGCCCGGTTGGGCGTCCTCCCGGACGCCCTGGCCGGGACATTCACCTGCCCCCGGCAGGCCACGCCGTCGCTCACCCTTTCCTACCCGAACGGCGGCCTAGGCGTGCGCGGAGAGCTGCTCGACGAGGCCGTGGAGATCGCCGTCGAGCTCAGCTACGACGGCCAGACCTGGCACGAGCCCTACAACGGCCGATTCATCAACCTGTCCTCTGAGTGGAACCTGGTGGACGACGGAACGCAGCACCGCAAGGCGGACCTGATCCACATCGGGCACCGCCTGGAGGGGGCTCTCGTATGGAACGTACCCCCGGTCGCCAAGGACAAGGACGGTAAGTACAAGTTCAACTCACGCAACGCCGGCGAGATACTGCACACCCTGTGGGACGCCGCCGTAACACGGGGCTGGGGTGCCGGGCTGTCCCTGGACGCCTCCCTCGCGACCGACTCGGCCGGGCAGCCCTGGGCCACCAAGACCACCCTGGCCTTCGACCCCACCGTCTCCCTCAAGTCAGTCCTCGACACGCTCATGAACATGGGCATGATCGACTACCGGTGGCGCGGTCGTACGCTCCAGGTCTACAACGCCGACTCGGCCCTGAAGCGTGAGAACACCTCCGTCGTGTGGCGCCTGGGCGCCGGCACGACGTCGGCCCCCGAGAAGCTGGACTGGTCCCAGCTGTGCACCCACGTCCTCGTGAAGGGCGACGGCGGGCGTACGTGGACCTTCCCCAACCCGGAGGCTCCGCCAAACCTTCCCCGTACGGAGAAGGTGGTCAGCGCCGGCGGCGTCGAGCTGGAGTCCACGGCCCGCCGCGTGGCGGACCTTACCCTCAAGACCGGGGCCACTCCCGCCGCCGAGGTGAAGCGCGAGTGGGAGGCGGACGACCTCCAGTGGCTCCCGTTCGAGGACTACTCCCTAGGGGACTGGGTCCGGGTCGAGCGGGGCTCCGGGCTCGAGCGCATGCGAGTCACCCAGATCTCCATCTCGGTCACTGAGAACGGGCGCTGCCAGGGCCACACGACCTTCGGCACCATGCTCGACGACGTCCTGTCGCGCCTGGCCAAGCGCCAGAAAGGCGTGCTTGGAGCCGCCACCTCCGACGGCCAGAACCCGCGACCCGAGGCGACTCCTAGCAAGCACTGGCCCCTCCCTCCTCAGGGTCTGGTCATCTCCTCGACGGCGGTCATCGGGCCTCTAGGCTACGCGCAGGCAGTGGCGTCCCTGGAGTGGCAGGCGGTCACCACGGACACCTTGGGCGTGGCCGTGGACGTGATCGGCTACGAGATCTCGGTCCGCGAGATCCCCTACCCAACCGGGCGGTTGCTCACGTCCAATGACACCTCCGGTGAGGTTGAGGGGCTGTCCCCCGGAGGCCGGTACGCCTTCAAGGTCCGGGCCGTCACTCGCGACGCCGTCGGCTCCTGGGGGCCTGAGACCATCGCGACCATGGCTACGGACACGTCCGCACCTCCGGTCCCCTCAAAGCCCCAGCTCTCCCAGACTCTCGGGGTCCTGCAGGTGTTCTGGGACCTGCTGAGCGTTGACGGCGGGGGCATGCCGGGGGACTTCGCAGGCGCCGAGGTCAGCGTTCAGCTGCCCGGTACTCCTCCGGCAGTGGTGGCCTCAATGCCGTCCCCGATGCAGCGCATCTCCCTGGCCGGGTACGAGATCAGGGAGTACGAGGTGCGCCTGCGCACCTACGACCGCGCGGGGAACCGGTCGGCCTGGAGCGCGCCTAGCAACATCACCCTCAAGCAGAACATCGACGCCGACGCCATCGCCCGCGAGGTCGAGAGGAAGCTGGCGGGCAGTGACGCGATGCAGCAGGCCGCCCGCGAGGGCACCCTCAAGGAGATGAAGCACCTCACCGAGGCCATGACCCAGGTGGCCACCAACCTGGTCACCTCAGGACCCATCCCTCCAGATAGTGGGACAATAGGTTCCAGCATGTGGATCTCACCCGACGGGCGAGTATTCGTCCTCAGAGCAGAAGGAGACAGGTAATGAAGGAGTACGTCGCCACCAAGCAGTGGCGCGACGGGTTCGGAGCCAATGAGACCCGGATCACCGCCGCAGACCTCATCCGGATCGAGGACGGAATATCCTCCGCCACTCGTGGGGTCACCTCCCTGGAGACCGTCGTCCAGGGGCAGCCCGCCAAAGTCCTGGAGGAGGTCAAGAAGATCGCTCAGGCTATCCGTACCGAGCTGGCCAAGGCGATCCCTGTCGGGACCATTGCGATGTTCGGAGCAGACCGCGACCCGGAGGGCTGGCTACGCTGCGACGGCCGGATCCTGCAGAGGAGCGCCTACCCCACACTGTTTTCTGTCATCGGCACCACCTACGGCTCCACCAATTCCGGGGACTTCCGCATCCCTGACATTAGGGAGCGGTCCGTGGTCGGTACCGGCACGAAGTACAGCCCCGGCGACAAAGGCGGAAACACGCTCCTCACGCTGAGCATCGCTCAGATTCCGGCCCACACTCACGAGATCGGCGAGTCCTCGGACCAGTCCAAGAGGTTCCAGGCCCGTACGTCTAACCAGGACATCGGTATCGGCACGTCCGGCTACACCTATCTGACCTCGACGGGCACCTCCTCCTCCGAGCGGTCCCCGATCGCGGCGTCCACCGGAGGGTCGCAGCCCATCGACCTACGTGACCCGTACTTCGGCCTCCCCTACATCATCAAGGCCGCCTGATGCCGGGACCGCTCAATCCAGCCGCCGCACCTGAGGGTGCGCGCGGGGGCCAGTACGTAACCGTCCCCGCCTTCGCCTCGCCAGGCCAGTCTCTCCCCAACAACTCCCGCACCGCCGAGGGGTCAACCGTCGTCTACTCCCCGAAGGGCTGGCGCTGGGAGGAGGCCGGAGACGAGTACTCCAAGTCGGTCTCCAAGCTGACGGCCGCGACCATGGAGTCGGCCGTCCGGCGAATCCGCTCCTCATTGGGCACGGTGCTCTACATCCGGGGCACCTCGGACACGGAGCCCCCCTTCCGGGGGGAGACTCTCGGCGACACTGTCCGGGTCCAGGACGCACAGACTCTTGACATCGTCGCTGAGTGGAAGTGGAACGGATCCTCCTGGGAGAGGATGAGGGTCACAAGCGAGCAGATCAGCAACCTCGACGTAGGAAAGCTGACCGTAGGGGCGGCCAACATCGCCGAGCTCACTGCGAGGAAGATCGCGGCCGACGTAGGCCGCTTCCTGGAAATCACCACTGATCAGCTCACTGTGACCGGAAACGCGTCCTTCGTGAACGCCACCGCCCACCACGTGTGGACGAAGATCGTCACCGCTGGGCAGGGGGAGTTCGAGAAGATCAAGGCCGGGATGCTGGAGGCCAACTCCGTCAGCGCATCCAACATCCAGGCGGGGGCCATCGACGGGCAGGTAATCACCGGAGCGACGCTTCAGACTGAGCGTACCTACAACCGAGGCCTCAAGCTCTCCTCTGACGGCCTCCGGGTCTACGACTCCCGTGGAACGTCGGTCCTGGACGTCAATGCGCACACTGGGGCGATCAGCATCAGTGGACACCTCAGCCGACGGGACTCGTGGTCAATGGTGTGGTTCAACGACGTCATCTCTACCCGTACTGGACGAGACGTCGGCACCGACGGCTCGAAGTGGGGGTGCGGCCTGGCTTTCAACTCCCTGGAGGACAACTGGGGCGACGGGGTGATTGCCCTGCTCAAGGACCGGTCCGGGGATCCCTCGATCCGTATGCAGGCTCCTTACGCCGGTCTGGGGGGCGATGTCCCCTACATCTCCGTGGGAACCTCGTACGTGACCATGTAC